TGCCGGCACCGGCCGTCGCCCTCGATCAGACAGCCCTCGCCGAAGCCGTTGCCGGCGCCGTCGCCAAGGCGCTGGCGGCCCTGCAGCCGGCCCCGGCCGCGCCCAGCACTGGCGCGTAACCATGCTCACCGAAAACCCCGACGTCTTTCTGCAGGACTTCGGCGTGGTGTGTTCGTCGGGCGGGCGCGCCTTCATGGGGCTGCTCGATACGCCCGACGAGACGCTGAACATGGGCGGCATCAATCTGATCTCGACCATGTATGTCCTGGCCGTCAAGAGCACGGACGTCGTCCAGTCCGCCATTGCCACCGGCTCCGCCATCACCGTCGGCGGGAAGCCCTACGTCGTGCGTGACGTACTGCAGCAGGACGACGGGGTCTTCTCGAACCTCACCCTCAGTTACTAGGAGCCATCATGCCCAAGCAATACCGCATCAAGCCCGGCCACACCTTTCGCGACGGCGACGCCATCAAGGCCGGCGGCGACCTCATCACGCTGGATATCGACATGGCCCTGCTGCACCGTGACAAGGTCGAGCCGGTCGAGGAGGGCGCCGATGTGCCGGCCGATGACTCCGCGCAGACGTCTGCACCGGACCCCCTTGAGGCCTGAGCATGACCACCCTGCGCGAGCAGATCACCTCCCAGACCGTGGCCGCGCTCACCGGCACCACCCCGGCCGGTAACAACGTGTACCGGTCGCGGGAGGTCAGCATCACCCGCGACGTCACGCCCGCGATTGTCGTGATGCCGGAATCCCTCCACACCTCGCGGATGAGTCAGAACACCGACCGCCACGAGCTGATCCTCCGGCTCGAGATCTTCGTGCGCGGTGACCCCTGGGACGCCCTCGCCGACACCGTCGCCGAAGTGGCCCACCGCGTGATGATGAAGGACCCGACCATCCGCGTGTATGCCCTCGATGTGCGGCGCGTCAGCGCCGACTACGAAGCGCAGGAGGCCGACCGCACCGCCGGCACGCTCTCGGCGCGCTACGCCATCACCTTCCTGGCCCGGTCCGATGACCTGGCCAGCCAACCCGCTTAAAGGACACCCCTCATGTCTCAATTCGCTTTCGGCTCGGGCGACCTGTGGGCCTACCAGACCCAGGACGCCAGCGGCAACACCATCGCCAACCTCACCCCGCTCAAGTTCGGCGAGGTGCAGGACGTCGGTATCGACATCTCCCGCGACATCAAGCTGCTGTACGGCCAGCTCCAGATGCCGGCCGCCATCGGCGGCGGCAAGATGAAGATCGACGTCAAGGCCAAGTTCGCGCGCATCTCCGGCCGCCTCTTCTCCGACCTCTTTTTCGGTCAATCGATGACCGCCGGCACCCTGACCGGTGTGCAGAGCGACACCACCGGCGCCACGATTCCGGCCACGCCGTTTCAGATCACCGTTGTGCCGCCCAGCTCCGGCACCTTCTCCCGCGACCTGGGCATCGTCGACGCCAACGGCCTGCCGTTTGTGCGCGTGGCCAGCGCACCGGCCGCCGGGCAATACAGCGTCACGGCGGGCGGGCAATACACCTTTGCCGCTGCCGACACGGGCAAGCAGGTCTTCATCAGCTACGCCTACACCGCCGCGGCCGCTACCGCCAAGAGCCTCAGCATCACCAGCCTGCCGATGGGCTACGTGCCCACCTTCGGTATGGATCTGTCCGTCCGCTTCGGCGGCAAGCAGATGAACTGGCGCTTTCCCAATTGCGTGGCGGCCAAGCTGTCCGTCGATCCGAAGCAGGACGACTTCACGCAGGCGGGTCTGGATATCGCAGTCTTCGCGGATGCGGCCGGCAACGTGGGCACCATCGTCACCTCGGAGTAATCGGCCATGGCACTTATTCAGGGCATTCCCTTTCCGGGTCGTGAGGACTGGATCATCCCGCCGCTGGCGCTCGGCGACCTCGAAATCATGCAGGAGCGCATCGGCGGTTTGCAGGTCGGCGCCATCGACCCTGCGAGCATCGGCACCATCATCGACGCCGCGCACGCCGCCCTCAAGCGCAACTACCCGCAGTTGAACCGCGCCGATGTCGCGGCCGCCATCGATCTTGGCAACATGGTCGAGGTCGTACAGTCCGTAATGGACGTGGCCGGCGTCAAACGGCGGGAGCTTGATGCTGAAAAAAAAGTGGCGGCGGACCTGAAGCCGGACTGAGCTGGCCCCGCCTGTATGCCCATGTCTGCGCCAATACCGGGTGGACATGGGACTACGTCCGCAATCACGTCGATCTGCCCACACTCGACGCCCTCAACGCCGAATGGCGCCAACACCCGCCCGTGCATCACCTGGTGGCGGCCTATCTGGATTACCAGCCCTCACCGCAAGCCGGCGCGCCCATTACGGCCGAGCAAGAGCATCAGCTCGCGTCCCTCATGCACGGCATGCCAACCGTGAGCGGTCCCGCGTTCGCGCTCGACACCAGCGCCTGGGACGCCAACCAGCACCAGCAAAAGGAGCCCAATCATGGGTGACGCAAACAAGTCGATCGGCTACGAGATCACCGCCGAAAACTCCCAGTTTGTCCGGGCAATGGACGGCTGCGCCGATGCCGTGAGCCAGGCAAACAGCAAGATCAAAGGCCACCTCGAAGGCGTAGGCAAAGCCTTCGAGGTGGTGCAAAAGCAGCTCATGCTGCTGGCCGCCGTTGTGGCCGGGGGCGCGTTCTTCAAGGACTGCATCAACGAGTCCAACAAGCTCACGGCCGAAACGATGAACCTCTCCAAGCGTCTCGGCATTACCGCCGAAGAGGCCTCTGCACTGAACACCGCGTTGGGCGACATCGGGTCGGATTCCGACACCTATATCGGCGCCTTCCAGAAGTTCGCTGCGCAGCTACGCACCAACGAGGACGGCTTGCAAGAGCTGGGTCTAAAAACCCGGGACGCCAACGGGCATATGCGCGACAGCAACACCCTCTTCCAGGAGGCGCTGCACAAGGTCGGCGAATACAAGCCCGGCCTCGACCAGACCACCGTCGCGCAAACGCTCTTCGGCAAGTCGGTTGAGGAGGCCATGAAGCTCGGCAAGCTCAATAACGCCATCATCGACGATGCCCGTACCAAAAACGAGGAGCTGGCCCTTACCGTCACGAAGGAAGGCGTCGAGTCCACCAAGGCCTACAAGGCTGCGATGAACGACGTCGGCGATGTGCTGACCGCCGTGAAGAACGTCATCGGCCAGGCCGTCATGCCGATCTTTGCCAAGCTCGGCGAGTGGTTCTCAAGCATCGGCCCCGCAGCCGTGACTGTCGTCAGCGTCGCCATCAACAGCCTAGCGACAACCTTCTGGGTTCTGAAGGCCGCAGCGGCGACGGTCTTCGAGTTCATCAGTGCCAGCCTGATGACAGTGATGACGCCCCTGTTCGCGATCGGCGCCTCCTTCTCGCACATCATCAACGGGGATTTTGCAGCGGCCAAAGATGAGCTGAAGAACATCCCGAAAGTGATCGCCGTGGCCTGGCAGGACGCCGACAAGAACATCGCGGCGTCGGCCGAAGATTCTGCCGCGCACGTGCGTGCTGCGTGGAGCAAGACCGCGCTGGAAGCCCCGAAGACGGGCGACAAGAACGCACCGCAAGGCGGCGGGGGGAAGACCGGCAACAAGTCGGGCAAGACCGAGGACCGCATGGGCCAGTGGGAGGCCGAACTCTCGGAGCAAAAGCTCGCGATCTCTGAGCGGGCTCGCGCCGAGGGCGCATTCCGCCAGATGAGCAAGCAGGAGGAGCTGGCCTACTGGCAGGAGATCCTGAACCGGGGCGGACTGACGCACAAGGAGTTGTTGGCCGTGCGGAAGAAGGTCGCCGAGGATGGCCTGGCTATCGACAAGCAGGCATTCGAGACGCGGATGGAGGACCTCAAGGCCGAGCGGGATCAGGCCGGCCAAAACTTCGCCGAGCGCAGCCGGCTGGCGGCGCAGTCCTACGCCGAGACGGTGAGCAAGTACGGCGAGCAAAGCAAGGAAGCCAAGAAGGCTTACGCCGAGATCCTCGCCGAGCATCGGGCGTTCATTGCGCAGGCGCGGGTTTTGGAGGATAGCGCCGCTGAGGCCCGTCGCGAGAAGGCGGCGGCCGGCATCGAGCTGGAGCGGATCGCCCTGCAGGAGCGTGTCTCGCTCGGCGACGTGACGCGGGCCGAGGCGCTGCAGGCCGAGCAGCAGTTCGAGCAGCGCCTGTATG